CAACATCTTTCATAATAGACTCGTCATGATAACGCATTAAAAACGAAGAATCGAACTCTTTTCCTGTATCATAAAAGCATTCTTTTAGAACTTGAATAGCATCCCTCTGCGCAACCAGGTAACTACGAACTTCTCGATAATTACTCTTATCTATGCTTTCAGAATGCTCACTCTTGAGAATACCGCTTAGACCGTGACTTCCTAGAGTATGAATAAGGCTATATTTTGCTAGTACTCTAGTGAATACTTGACTCTGCTTAATAGTCATATTAGGAAAAATGCTCAAACCTAAAGGATCTAGGCTAAAATTTATTTTTGATTCCTCATCGTCTGAATATCTAAGGCCACCTAACATACTAGGAAAATGCTGTAATACTGAACAAATAGTTAGGTCTGAAGCTCCTTTGACATACATATCAAAAACGTCCTGTGACAAGGTAAGCTTTGCTTCTTTTAAATACTTGATTAATATCTTTTCGACAGAGACTGCACTTGACTTACCGTCTAATATCATATCACCGAAGCCATAGCTTAGGCCTTTTGGTTTTAGTCTCACACAGCCGTTGTCTATCTGAAGATCTGGGATACTATATAATCCGCGTTGATATTGTGTGCTAATATAAGCCATTCTATCCCCTACAGATCGATCCATATTGCAGAAAATCCCAGGAGGACACCCCGTCACATCTATGCCAGCACAGTACATTGATGATGCTATTTCAACTGTTAGATTACCATCTAGCGAGTTATGTGACTTGGAAAGTTCAACCTCTGCATTGTTACAACACATACTATCGATGTAGAATTGAAAATATGATGCAAATAAGTATCGTTGTGCGGTATCATCACCTATATTAGCGTAAAAATATCTAAGATGCATTGGTCTGATGCCTCTATAAATTACTTTCGCACCTGCAAGAGAAACAAGTTGATCAAGCATGTCGCTTTCTTGTCCATTATCTTCCAGATACCTAGCATTTGTAATAAAAGAAACCCATATAACATAATGATGTTGGAATGCGAATCCCATAAAAGAGCCTAACATTCCCATCAGGTTTCCAAATGCCAGTACGAATTCTTCAGAATATTTACCTTTAATCGCATTCACCTTAGAGCCACTAAGCTTGACAAACATATCTAATAGTGCGCAGATTAGTTCATCATCTCCAAACATCCACTTAAGCTGTTTAGACTGCATAAATCTATCTAAAAAGTTAGATGCTCCTTTTAGATCAAAACAACTCGAGTGACACTTTGCCCTAAAAACCATTAGAGAAGATTCTTTTGCAAATTTCTTTGCATCATTCTGATTTTTAGTATAATCACTAGGTATAAATTGTAATAGTCGATAAATGGCAGTATTAAGCGGTTTCATATACATCTGATATGCACTATTCACGACGTAAATAAATCTTACTTTATACTTAGTAATCTGGCGTATGGCTACACATTTAATCTTGTTAACAATTTCGTCAATACTAAGCTCAGGAGATTCAACGAAATCAAGTGTTTCAAAGTCTTCATAATTATGAGACATTAACTTATCAACTGTCTCAAGCTCAGTTATTAATCCAGCTTCGTCAAACATGCCGACAATATATTTTCGACTCATGATTATACTAGATTGTAAGGCGCT